ACTCCTTTTTCTTAATTATCGTCTATCATAACTTGTGCTTGTTGTACACCAGTCTTTGCAAGACTAACTCCAGCACGTAATTTTGCTAAATCTTCGTTTTGATCCATTTTTTCTTCAGCTAATTCTCTTGCTTGCATTAATTTTGCTCTGTCAAAATCAGATTTTGCTTGATCAGCGTCTTTTTTACGTTGATTTTCCATTGCTCGAAGGTCAACTTCACGTGATTTTAGTTTTAAAAGTGGATCTGCATCAAATTGTGACGTAATTTCCTTCTCCTCTTTAGCAAAATCGGCTGTTAACTCTGCAACCAACACAGATTTTCTCGCTTCTATGTCTTGAGAAATTTTTTGTAGCTGTTGTGCAGCTGCTGGGTCTTGTTGTGCCATCATTTGCATCTGTTGTGCTTGTTGTAAAACTTCTGCGAACTCTAATTCTACCTGTTCTTGTGCCATTAGACTAATATGTTCAAGAATATTTTTTTGAATTGCAGCCATAATAGGTGGATTATTTCTAACCATGTTAGTTGACATAAAATTTAAGTGTGCTGTAACGTGTGCTCTGTGGTCTTGACCTCTAAAAGCTTGAAAAGGTTTCATACCTAAAGCGTTAATATGTTCTAAAGCAGGATCCATTGGCTGCATTGGAGCCGGTGGAGGTAATATTGCATCAATATTTTTTATACCAAGTGCTTCATACATCTGTCTGTATGCAAAATACAAATTGTGTATCTGTGGATTAGATGTTGCAAGTTGTAATTCTGTTTGTGCGATTGTAATTCTTTGTGACATTGAAAAAATATTTGGATCAGCAACAGGTAATATGTCTACTCTCTCATCAAAATCCATTTGTTTAATTTCTCTTTGACCTCCAACAACATCGTAAGGATAACTTGGTGGTAAATAAGTTTTAAATACTTTTGCAAGTAATTTAAATTCTGTTCTCATTGCAGAGTATAATCTTTTGTGTATTGCAGACATTACTCTTGAACCACGTTCTAACAATGCAACTGTAGTTCCAACTGCAGCTTGTTGATTACCATCACCCACTTGCATGTCGGCAATTGCTGCAAATCTTTGACCTGCACCAACTACAACACCCATTAATTGTAATAGTGTAGGTGAAGGTTCTTTGTATGGTAAAGGCATAAACGCATCTCTAAGATTACCACCTGGCGCATCTACATCTCTAAACTCACCTGGTTGTAATGGTGATGCCTCATCTCTAACTCTAATACCTCTCTGTTTAAATCCTGCTGGAAGATTTGAGAGAGTTCCCGCATCTAATAATTGACGGAGAGCAGCCGTTGCGGTTCTGCTCAATCCGCCAATCATGTGAATTAATCCAAAGCCATAAAACCCTAAACCCGGTAAGAATTTAAAGTGGACAAAATAATGGATTTTATTTCTCTTTGGATCAGTTGGTTCATAGTTACGTCTAATAGATAAAACTTGTTGACTAGCTTCTTCTACTGTAACTATGTAAGGTAATTTAATTCCTGTTGGATTTAACTCATCATCTTTATCTTCAAAACCCTCTAAATCTAAATTTACATGACACTCTAATAAAGTATAAATGTCTTCTTGTTTTCCAGTTTTTTTAGTTCCAGAAAGTTCTCTTTCTTTTTTTGTTAATTCATCGTTTTGATTTACACCTGGAGGTCCAAGTTCTACATCAGAATAAAAACCACCCACTTGTTGTTTTCGTAAATCATTTTCAGAAATTTTTATAGTGTGGATAATTGTTTCCGCATCGTCTAATGAGGTAGCCGTATACGGAACAATTAAATCCTCGGCAGGTATAAATTTACTTACCGCTCTTCCCAACAAATCATCGTAATAAACTTTTTTAAATGTAGAACCTGCAAGTGGTAAATGAAATAACATTTGATCAAACTCTGGTTCGTATTCTTCCATCTTCTCCATCAATTCGTAATTCATGTAATCTTTTACACGTTGTGACTGTGCTTCTTTTGCTGGATCAGGTTTACCAACTATCTGTGTTCTAACTGGTCCCTCTGCTGGTAATAATTCTTTGTAAGCACCAGCTTGAAACTGTGTTACTGCTTCTGCAAGAACAGGGTGAGTTGCACCACTAGCTCCTTGAAACGGCTCTGTTCTGTTTTCATATTTAAATCCTAAAAGATCTAAACCTTGTATGTAAGCTTGTTCCCAATCTTTTCTTCCTGTTTTATATTCTTTGTAGTTACCAACTAATTCTAAACCAATTGGTTTTAAAACTTCTTCTGGTAGTAATTCTGCTAAATTATCAAAGTGTCCTGGTTGACCTTCGATATTTACTTTGCTTGGATCAAAGTTAACTTCAACGCTTCCATCTTCGTTAGGTGTGACCTCAACTCCAGGATCTTGGGCCTCTACGGCTTTTTCCTGTTCGATTTCTATTTCTTCTTGAGGATCAACCTCGATCGATGTTTTTACGTTTGGTAACGTTTTGTCTATATCTGCCATTTATTTTCTCCGGGTTTGTTATCTTAACCTGTTTTAAGGGAACATTCAACCCCTGTGGGTTAGGCCCTCTTTTAGGAGGCACTGTTCTAGTTAGCTTTTTCATTTTTAATAAACTCTAATATTTCTTCTAGATTAATACCTTCTTCATAATCAGGATCGTTATATTCATCTTCAATAATTCTTGAATTAGTTTCTGTAACTTCTTCATACTCATCTGGTGGTTTTGGATTTGACTCATCACCTCTACCTGGTTTAAATTCTAGTATTTGTCTTTCAGTAATCATGTCTCCGTTTTCTGGAGAAATTTTTTCAATTCTAATTTCTCCTGTTGCAAGATCTTCATACACTTCATATCCTTTATATTGATATACATTTTCTAAATCTTTGATAGCTCTTCTTTTAGTAGTATCAATACCTTTCTTTTTAATTATCTCAACTAAATCAAAAAAGTATGTTGGCGCTGCACCAGAGGATACTTCTGCTGCTTTCTCTGCAACCTTTGCAGTCTTCGCTACTTCATCTCCAAAGCCTAACATCTTTGCTAAAATAACCGTGGCACCTGCACCTGTTACTTGTAGAAATTCTCTTCTATTCATACCTTGTTTTTCTAAAACTTGATCAATCTCTTTTATTAAAAGTTTTTGAGTTACATTATTAACTGGTAAATTATTTTTCTTTGCATATGCTCTTAACAATTTAAGACCAGGAAAGATTGGAGCAGTAACTTCTGCACCTAAACCAATAGTATCTGCAAAAACTTTTGGACCAACAGTTGAACCTGTGTCTTTTAATCTTTGTTCTTCTTTTTTAATTAATGTATCAAGACCAACTTTTTTCTCTAATGTTGTTGGTGTTATGTTTTCTAAAAACTCTGAAAATATTCCTGTGCCTTTGATGTTAGATGGTGGTGGAGGATCCAAGTAATCTCGCACATAATTATCTTCAGTGCTTTTAACTTTAAATGCAGGTTTTTGAATTAAATCACTTATAAGTTTTCCTGTTGCCGGTAATAGTTTTCCGCCAAATTCTGCTATACGAATACCAGACCTAGCTAACACATCTGCGTAGTATGGATAATTTCTAGGATTAATAATATCATTTAATACTTCTATTGGATTGTTTGTTTCTTTGTAAGTTTGCATTACTGGTAATTCAGCATCTGGATTCGTAAAAAAATATTCTAGCTCTGTTGCAAAGTCCACATCGGCTCCTGCTGCACCACCATTACCAAAATTAGATCTTGGTAGTGAAGTAATCTCAACACCACCACCTTTTTGAAATCTAGGTAATAATTTTTTTTCTATAAAATCTGTAAATATTTTTTTATCTGCTTCATCAGTAATAATTTGACTTACAATATCTAAATAGTCTCCACTAAGTTTTAATTTAGTATCTTGTGGTTCATCACCAGCTGCACCTAAAACAAAACCCGCTCCTTCACCTGCTCCAGTATATACAGATACTTCTCCTGTATCAGTATTAAACAATGCACCATATAATCCACCTTGTCTCATTCTAGGTAGATCCACTGAGTTAGGACTACTTTCAATAAATTCTTTTGCAGTAATTTCAGATTTAGCAACAATATCCATAATTTTATTATTAGCGGCCTCTATTGTTGCTGCATCTTCTTTGTTCGTAACAGCACCTTTACCCTCATATTTATCAACCAAAGGACTCAATATTTGATATTGTTTTTTAAGATCTGTGATTGAATCACGAAATAATGTATTTACATTTTTACTTTGAAAAACTAAATTATTTTTATCAAACAATTTATTTTTGTTTCTGTAAATCCAATCAAACTGTCTATCTTTTTGTAGAGTGTTTCCTTTACCATATTTTTTAGTAAAAAATTCCACAGGAAAAGGGTGGCCTCCTTCTATTTCTGTTAAATTATATTTATCATAAACTTCTTTTACTTTTGTGGGTAACTCTTTAGGTTTTCTTAAATCTTTAAATTTTTGATAAAAATTTCCTCCTATTTCAGATATAAAATTATCTCTTGCTTTTGTTCTAACATCTACTTCTGGAGCTACATCCATACGTTCTTTAGTTTTTAGATACACATTTAAAAAATCATTTAACTTAACAACTTTGAATAAACCTTGTTTAACTGTTGGTATGTTTTTATCTGTTATATAAGTATTTATACCTGACATTGATTTTGTACCTAACAAATTAGCTATCTCTGGCACACTGTAATATCCATCAAAGTTTACACCTTTATCTTTTAATGTCTGTAATCTTTTAGTAAGGTAATCACCCTGTCTAATTTCAAGCATACCACTTTTAGTTACAGCTAGATCAAGATCTCTTGCAAGTGCAGTTCGGGCATCTCTTTTTTCAGGGTTCATTTCTTTTTTCTTTAATCTTTCAACCGCTTCTGCTATTTCTATACTATTTGCTAAGTCCTCTAAATTTTTTGGATCATTAGGATCTGGTCTTTTTAAAATATTTTTATCATCGGAGTCTGCATCTTTTTTCTTTTTTTCTTCATCTTTACTAAAAAATATATCTTTTAATCTCATGCCACCAAGAGTTGCTCCCACTGGTAAAGCCATGCCTGGCACATCTAATGGTTTAAAACTATCAAAGTCGGTAGGATCTTTTTCTGGAAATAAAGGATTAAGAGTCATGATGTTTGTTCCCATGCTTTGATTTAATCTTTCATCATTTAACTGAAACTTATTACCAAGACTTTTATCCTCGTCATCAATCAACGTGTTGTTTATCGGATCAAATACGTAAGCCAACTATGCCTCCTTGTGCGTTTGGTTCTTTGTCTGTAACATCAAAATCAGAAAGTTCGATTCGTTCTTTAAAATCTTTATCAATATATTTTTGTAATACTTCTTTTTGTTCCTCTGGAGAAAGTTTAAGTATATTTTTTATTTCTTCATCAGAAACATTAAAATCTTCTTTAAATTTATCTACGTTTAATCTAAACGTTGTAATAGGATCTTGTTTTCCACCTATAATTGGTTCTGCTGGGTCAAGAACAGTTCCTTCCATATCTAAAACATTACTTGGTTTTTTGCCATCTTCAATAATACCTTTTTCTAATTTGTTCTTCTCATTTGTAATTCGTCTTAATACATTCAGGTTATAATAGATATTATCTTTTTGAGTCTGTGTTAATCTAATATCAGGGTTTGCTTTTAAAAATTCTATAGTCTTATTAAACTCATTTGAAAGATCAGATTCATAATCAGATATAAGTTTAAATCTCTTGTCTTTACCTACATTACCAATAGAAAATGGTTCTAATCGACTAGCATCTGTTAGTCTAGAGTTTACAATCATAAGACTGCCACGTTCTTCTTTGGTTAATTGTTTACCTAAAAATTCTACACCTTCTTGAGTGCTGGCAATACCACCTTTAGGTTTAGGCCCTCTTGTCATTAACTCTTGTAGTAATTTTATTATATCATCCATTAATAGTACACTCGCTTACGTTTTGTGGTTTCTTCGTCAACATAGTCCTCCGGGTGTTGTAAGAAGCCACCTTGTCTAAATCGCATGAGAGCTTGTGTAGTTGAGTCTACAAGGTCATCATGATCGCCATATGGGAACGCTGCACATTCTTCAATGACTTCGTCCGCGAACTTTTGCTCGGGCGCGTATATCATACCAGATTCAAACAGAGGTGCAACCGAATTGACACGAGCGTGCTTGTCATTTCCTTTGCTAGGTGTAAAGTTTGTAACCGGTATATTCATCTTCCTTAACTCGTATGTTAGTGGCAGACCACTGGCTTTACTTTCTATAATGACTGTTTCAGGTTTCCAATAATCATATTGTTCAAGGGCCAATCTCCGTAGTTCAGGAAACTCGTACCTGCCTTTGATTGCATCAACCAATATTAAACAGGCCCCACTATCCTCTGATGGATAAAACACGCCCCATGTTGTTATTGCACTGTAATCAGCTGTCTCCTTTTTTAAAAATGCTGTATCGTAAGATTGTATAACGTGATGAAGTTGCGGTATCTCTTCACCTTTATAAGTCTTCCACCACTCACGTTTTAATATAGCTCCTTCTTCTGCTGTTGGATTTTGCATCCACTGTGCATTCCATTTGCCCGTGGGCAGTGTTGCTTGCACTTTCTCAAGTTCGTCTAACTTCCAATATTCTGGCCACACAGGTTTAGCGCTCGATGATCCATGGTCCATGATCGCTGGAAATTCGACCACGTGCCACTGATCAGCTTTAGGTTCGGATTGGTTCTTGACCAACATACCTGTTAAATCTTTTGTCGTCCAACGTGTCATGACTAACACAATCTTACCACCTGGTTGTAAACGTTGTCGTGGTCCTGATGTATACCACTCGTAAGCATTCTCCATTGCTGTAGGAGATAATGCATCTTGTTCTGAATGTGGGTCGTCAATGATTAATAGATCTGCACCACGTCCAGTGATCGCACCACCTACACCGGCTGCGAAGTATTCACCGCCTTGTGATGTCTCCCAACGTCCTGCTGCCTTTGAATCTTCTTGTAGAGTTGTTTTAAAAATTTTTGCGTAGTCTTCTGAGTCAATTAAATTTTTTGCTTTACGACCAAATCTAATTGCGAGTTCTGCCGTGTGTGTTGCTTGAATAATCTTTAATCGTGGCTCACGGCCCACCATCCATGCTGGTAGCAAGTAAGATGCAAATTCAGATTTTGTATGTCTAGGAGGCATATTAATCATTCTTAGCTTTATTCTGTATCTTTTTTTCAGCAAGCAGAAGTTGCATCTGCTTGAAGGTCTTACGAACATCTGCAGGTAATTTTTCGATATTTACCTTATTCAAGTCCATGGTACCAATATGTTTTCAGTATACACGAATGTGTAAATTAAGCAATACAACCTAGAGTAGTGGGACCCCTTTTTGTAAAAAGGGGGGTCGATTAAAAATAAAGTATCGATTTTTGGATTTTGTTTGGGACCCCTGGCGCGTTAGCGCCAGGGGTAGAGAGTTAATCTAGTAGGGTCATGTAAGCTTTCGGATTTAACCTACTAAATTTGTCCATGCCTTTTTGCATTGCCTTATAGTCACCTATACGTTCTGCATATTTAACTAAGAAATATGTAGCATACTCTGTAACTGTAAGCATTTCAGATTTACCAGAATAAGGATTAGTAACCTTAGTGTCTCTGGGTTCTGTTTTGTTTCTTTCTAAGTCAGTCATATCCTATATTATCCTGT